TATTGACCAAGTTGTTGGCATACTCCAATTTATTGTTACCACTTTGATGAGGGTCTTTTTGACTTTCACTGGCGGCCATTTTCCTATCTTTTGGGAGTGGCTTCAGTTGCGAATTATCATGTTTTTAACCTCTGTTTTGGTCCAGACTAACGCACTGAACTCAGAGGTAAAAAGGTACCATTCCGAATCACTTCACACTGGTAGTAAGAAATTGGTGGCACATTTCAGGCAAATGACCATGCAGGCCGTCCTGTTCATCAATGACATCAATTTGCCCAGTTTTGTCCGTAGGCGGTTCCGCCTCAACCCTTCTGTTGAACTGCTTCAGCAGTCCAAAGATCTGATGGCTGCTATTGGCTGGCCCATTAATGTTGAGTTAGCTGAACCTGAAGAAGTGGACACGGCTGGTGGCTCTTTCACCGAATGGTTACTCTGTGGCACTGACTTCAAACAGGGTATTCACAACTGTCGAACATATATTGACCATGATCTTCAATACCTGCGCGCAACTGAAGTCTTCCGTAGGACAGAGGAGTACGCCAGTGTGGAGAATGAGTTGATATCCACTTCTAGGTATTTCAAGAATGTGGATTATGATTTCCCTCAGATGGATGTTGATGACATTTGGTTGGTCGTCAAGGACATTTTTGCCCATTCCAAACTCACCCCCTTCAATTATATCATTGCAAAGTGGGAGAAGAAGTATGCCCTTGGCTCTTTCATGCGTGACCCAGACAGGCCTTGGCGCAAATATTCAAGGAAGAAATTTATTTCTGACCTGGGTGGGTATGCACCATTTAAGGCTTTGTGGGCAAGGACCTTTTACTATGCTAGCCAGATCCTGCCTGTTTCTGCTGTTTCTGTTAAAGGTGAAGCTTTGCCTGAACGAAAATGGCTCAACGACAAAGTCCGCTCGATTATAGGCTCACCTATTACCCAGTACATCCTCTCGACCATCTGGAACTATGGGCCTAATCACAAATTTGCTTGGGAGAGTACACCCATTAAAATCGGGATGCCGTTGAATGGTTATTGGATGTCTAGTATATGGCATCGGCATGCCCGGTGCCAAATACATGTGCAAGGAGATCTGGAGGCTTTTGATTCAACTGTCTCCGGCAAAGTTACCGATTTGATAGCAGCCATTCGAAAGAAGGGCTTCACTTTGCACAAGGATAGAGATGCCATTGGTGAGCTGATTGACATTAACTATGAGCAGGTTTCTTCACAACTTCTGAATACCACCTCCACTGGCAATGTTTACCTTAAGGGCACTGGTTTGACCACAGGCCATTCTTCCACTTCTATGGATAATTCCCTTGCTCTTGTCATTTTGTACCTTATGGCGTGGAAAGATCTCACAGGCTTATCTGCCTCTGAGTTTTTACACTACAATGAATTGTCTTGTTATGGGGATGACCACATATTATCTTCTCTTGCCACAAAACCTGCTGTTTGGTCGCCCAAGAACATTAGGGCCTCTATGAAACGGTGGGGGTTGACCAACAACCTTGACATCAAGTCTAGTTTGGATGATGTGTCTTTCCTTAGTAAATTTGGTCGCAAGGCTAATGCTGGGGACAGGGCTGAGCTTGCCAAGCATGGCATTACCAATGTTTTCTTTTTGGTTTGGCATGATAAAGGCAGGCTTGTTGGCAAATTGACTGCCAAATTACTTAATGTTTCGGCCTCTTATCGGATTAAACGGCTCTTAAGTTATTTAGACCTCACTGCGCATCATCCCGATGTGTATGATGGAATTGTCAAGACCATTAGGGGTTCCAAATCACTCATGGCAATGGTTAACAACAATAAGTTAAGAATCCCTTCCTATTCATCAATATTGCATAATTGGTACAGTGCTAGCCCTGGCCAGCCAGCCAGCACAGAGTTTGATGATGAGGTTGATGAAATGGTAAACTCTGGTAAGCTGGTCGAGTATGGAGCTGTCAATGCACTTGATTCAATTTTTGGTGCATTCTCAATGATACCTGATTTCCTCTCCCCCTTGCTTTACAATTTTGGGTATGCGAGGGCCTTTCAAGTTTACTTGCGTGCCCGGCTTAGTTGGGTCGTGGACTTTGTTGTTCTTTCAAACAACATTTCTTCGATGGCAGTGCTACAGTCAACTCTGTCCCGGACACCATACCGATTCATAGATGTTTCACTTCATGTGCCTGGCAATGCCACTTGCAATAAAACTGAAATGCTCATTCGGCATTGGTTGTTTCTTTTGTACATACAATTTAGACCCTTGTTGAAATATGGTGCATGGCTCAACTTTATAATTAATAGAGTTGCGTCTGCCCAGTTTGTTCTGAATGGTCGACTTTTCTTCGAACAAAGGCAATCAGAGATTCAAATTGACATCATTCTTATTTGTGCACTGCTTGACTTTGTCGTCTGGCCAGATTGGTTATCACAAGTTATGTGGGTCACTCTGCCAGATTTACAGTTGATAGTAGATTTGGTTGAACATTTTGTGTTAGTCTCAATTTGGTCTGTTGTGCCGCCGAATTTTAGGGAGGTGACCAATTCCTTACGGAATTTAAACCCCTCCTCTGGACCACTTGGTATAAGCGCACCCACAGGCACTGGCAAGTCAACTGCATTGATCCAACACATGTCTAATGTTGTGGGGCACAAGTACCGGAAGATCATCGTCATTGAGCCTAGGACTATGCTTGTCACTGGCTTGGTGTCATATATGTCTTCAAATTTTGGGGCTTCTGTGTCCGGTTCGACCACTGGACTGGACTTAGACACCACATCTAAAATTTGGTACATGACCCCTCAAGCACTTTTGGGCCATGTTGAATACTTAAATTCCGCCAACTTATTTGTGATCGATGAAGCACACATAGATGAACGGTATTACAAGCTCATGCGGAGGGTTTTCCTCAAATTGAAGCTTCCCCTTGTCCTTGTTTCTGCGACCCTGACAGAACCACTCATGTCAATTTGTGACAAAGTCATACCTATCCCTATAGCTCAGATTTGGTCTGTCACTGAGTTAGTCGAGAAAATGGATGCAACTGAGTTTGGCGTCAAGAAAGTTTTGAATGTCTTGCGTGATAAAGCACTATCGG